AATTTGATTGGATTGTTCCAATTGTTCTGCTGAGACATGCTGACGGATGGTCATTTTGTCGCCCTTTCTTGGCTGGTTGAAGTTTTGCTATTCATCATTTTTTAACGCCCTAAAGGGCTTATTATAACATACAAACTTTACTTTGTCAAGTTAGTTTCCGTTGGCTAGGGGCAAAAAGGGGTCGAAAAGGGCAAAAAAGGGGGGTAATGTTCGAAAATTTTGTTTTTTTCGAACATTCTAGAACATTAGGTCCGCTCCAGCATTGATTTGTACCGAATGTTCTATTGTTCTAATGTTTTTAATGTATCGCCCCGACGAGAGGTCTGCGATGCGAACACCTGCTGGAGAGCCTCTTGAACGAAATCGTTTTTGGCACTTTTACCCCAAAAAAGTTCGAACAATAGAACATTTCAATGTTTTCAATGACTTACGACAGAACAATCGTTAGAACATTAGGGGCACTTTCGTACAAACCAATAACGACGCGGGGGTAATGTTCGAAAATTTTTTAGGGGGTTTTGAGGTCGAGCGTTTTGCTATTCATCAGAATAAAACCTACCACGTTGGTATGACCGTTTTCGTTGCTGCCGAAGTTTGGACTTGCTGACTGGCGGTCAGTTTGTCGATTCGGGCTGGTGACAATTCCCTTGCAAAGTGTGTGGTATTCTGTGGCATTTTGTGAGAGAATTTAATCGGGCATTCCGCCCACTATTCTGAAAGGAAAAAACGTGAAACAAGCACCAGTGGTTTCTGCCGTTATCAAAGCACTATCAGCCAAGCAAACCGAACAGGTTCGCAAGGCGGGTTCTTTGTTCGCACAATCGGAGGTTAATGCCGACGGGGCATTGGAGACGTTTGCCCGTGCTTTGACGGACAATCCAACCTTTGAAATGTTTGAGGAGGCGAGAATTGAGTGGGTTTCCGGGTATCTCGAAACCAAACCCAATGTCAAAGCCGATGCTTGTTCTCAAGCATTCAAGCGGTTCAAAGCACGGCTCTCCGAGAAATACGGCATGGACGTTAAAAAGCCCAAGTCAGACAACCCCGTCTCGGTTAAAAAGGCGCAGGAAAGGGAGACAAAAAAGGTTCAGACTCTTGCCGCCTTTGAGAGTATGCCGACTGATCAAGTGAGGGCCGAGTTATCCAAGGCTTTTGCTACTTTGGCATCCAAGCCCGATTCTAAGGTTGCCGAGTCTGCCGTTAAGAACCTCAAGGCGGTTCTCAAGGATCGCACTAAGGATGAGACTGCCACGTTGAAAGCCGAAGTCAAAGGATTGAAGCAAACGATTCGCGGCCTGCTTGCTGGTTGCTCTGATACCGAACGCCTGGCAGCGGTCATCGAAGTTCTCTCGCCTGATAATGACGTAACAATCCAGTAACCACGCGCCACCAGACTCCCCGGATTTTTCCGGGGAGTTTTGCCTACCACGTTGGTATGACCGTTCTTATCCCCCTCGGCTAAAGACAAACCCAAGACCCCAGGCCCGCGAAGCTGGGTCCAGCTATACCCGACTGCGCTGCTGGGTTATGTAACAGAATGTCGCACAGCGTGGGATTTTATGAGACTATACGAATGACAGCTTGAGATTGGCTCAGCTTGTCAAGACCATCCCGGTCACTAGTAGCCTACGAAAGGGACATTACCATGTCACAAGTGTCACAAGTACCACAGCAGCACCCGGTCGCAGCAGCGATAGACGCGATCAGCAGCGCCCAGCACGAAACCGCAAAAAATTGTGGTAGACGCTGGGGCAAAAACAAGCTGGAGCAATTCGAGATTGCCTCAGATTACGCGCGCGATATGGGTACGAATCCCACCATTCATGTCTGGGAAGCGATGCGGATTGATTGGGTGAATTCTTATGTCGACGCCAACCCGAACAATACGGGCAATGCGTCGGATGCAGCTTGGAGCGAATTCGCTGGGTATCTGGACAAGCTATTCAGCTTGACCAAGCCCAGCGAGCCCAAATCGAAAGGGGCGGCTAAAAAGCGCGAAGAACGCGCCAAGAAAGATCAGCAGCTTCTAGCTAAGTACCAAGGGAAGAGTGCAGCCGACCTTAAAGGTATGCGCTCCGCTGCGCTTCAGAAAGCTGCGGCTGGGTCCGACCTAGCTGAGAAGATCGCAGCCGAGCTAAAGAAAGTCCTACGGGTTAAGACCCGCGACGAAGACGCGGAGATTGCGGAGGAGCGCAAAGCGCTGCGTAAAGACGTTCGCACCGCAGCCGGCAAGTGTACCGACCTCGACAAGCTGCGCGCTGCGCTTGAGATCCTCGACGATGGGACCGACCTCGAGTTTGTCACCCAGGTGGAAGCCGACGAGGATTACGCATCAGATCCAGGTGAAGAGTGCGAGAGCGATCGCCCTCGCAATTGATAGACCCAGCAGCACCCAGCAGCAGCCCCGCCCATGTGGCGGGGTTTTTTATTGCCTATCCCGACTCTATCCCGATGGGTCGCAGCAGCGCCCAGCTTGACCCGGCCCGCGAAGCTGGGGAGATCTCGCAGCCGACGATCAGCAGCCCAGGCCCACCCCATTCCCTCGAAACCCAAGCTGGACCTACCCAGCCCCGCCCCCCCAAATCCGCCAGATGGTACCTACCCCGGACATAGCACATTAATCTCCACCGTCAATACGCAATTTTTGAAATAGTTGACTAATTTAATCAAGTATGAGTTAATACCCAGGGGGAAAGTAATCTCCTCATCCCGAGGTCCGGGTAATGAACACCCCGGTTGCAAAGGTTGCGAGTACCCCACCCAAAATCTTATGTTTTGGCGATAACTTCGCTAACTTCTTTATAAACCCCACCCCCTTGTCATTTTTCCCTACGGTGGTATATTCGCCGGTACAGAAACGCCCCCCTTATACTTTTTGGAGTCCCGTTTCCTCCATGAATATCAATATTGTTCCGGATAACGAACACCCACATCCCGACAGTCTTAGCGATGAGGTCGGCGATTCACTGAAAGAAAACACTCGAATAGCTGCTTCGACTGCCTCGTTAATGGCAGAACTAGGCATGCCGTTTGAAATGACAGAGGACGACCAAGAAGAAGCCCGAAAGCTTTTTAATGCGGTCGACGTCGAGAAAAAACGAAATTCTCCTGCCTCTTCGTACAACCCACCTGAACTATACAAAGGTTCAGTCGCCATTAAACTCGGCGCTCTTTTGGATGCTTATGACGGACAAGTCGTCAACGATGCGGTCCAAGCCAGAAACTACATAACCAACCGACTACTTGAGATTAGCCAATGTGGAGACGTCAAATACGAACTCCGGGCTATCGAACTCCTAGGGAAACTATCAGACGTGGGCGCGTTCACAGAGAAATCTGAGATCACAGTTACCCATAAAACTTCTGATGACCTAAGAAAAGCAATCCAAGACAAGATCCAAAGACTATTGGATATGGACGTTGTAGATGTAGAAGCCAAAACACTGGAAGAAGAGCTAGGGTTAGATGAGTCCCCAACACCTACAGAGCCTCCTGAAGAAGCTTCCCAACCTTCCTGAAGCTCACCTGCGTGCGTTGTATGCCGATCTGGCGCAGCACGAGGTAGTCAAAGAGAGGGAGGACGCCAAGAATAACTTTATGCACTTCGTAAAGAAGGTGTGGCCTAACTTCATCGAGGGTGCCCACCACAAGAAGATGGCTCGTGCTTTTGAGAAAGTGGCATCAGGCAAGCTAAAGCGGTTGATCATCAACATGCCGCCACGGCATACCAAGTCTGAGTTTGCTTCTTATTTATTACCAGCGTGGTTTCTAGGTAAATACCCGTATAGAAAGGTCATTCAAACCAGCCACACAGCCGAACTAGCCGTGGGTTTTGGTAGAAAGGTACGAAATCTTGTCGATCAGGACATCTATAAGTCGGTATTTCCGGGAGTTGGGTTACAAGCGGACTCTAAAGCTGCTGGGCGGTGGGCGACTAACGCTGGTGGAGACTACTTTGCTATCGGTGTGGGCGGTGCTGTCACGGGTAAAGGTGCAGATCTCCTTATTATTGACGACCCTCACTCAGAGCAAGAGGCGGCTCTGGCAGAAATTAACTCGGAAATTTACGACAAAACCTACGAGTGGTACACATCCGGGCCAAGACAGCGACTCCAACCGGGGGGATCCATTGTAGTAGTTATGACCAGATGGTCAAAAAAAGACCTAACTGGACAAGTTCTCAAAGCAGAGGCACAAAGAGGCGGAGAAAGCTGGGAAGTTATTGAATTTCCTGCACTTTTACCTTCAGGCAACCCACTTTGGCCTGAGTTTTGGTCGTTAGAAGAGCTAGAAGCATTAAAAAACGAGCTTCCTAACGGAAAATGGCAGGCTCAGTATCAGCAAAACCCGGTTTCAGAGTCTTCTGCCATCGTAAAACGTGAATGGTGGAAGATTTGGGAGGAAGATGACCCCCCTTGGTGTGAATTTACCCTGATGGCGTGGGATACGGCGTTTGAAAAGAACAATCGTGCTGACTACTCCGCATGCACGTTATGGGGGGTGTTCTATAAAGATGATGCCACTGGAACATCTCAGGCTAATATAATCCTACTCAACGCATTTAGAGATCGGATGGAGTTTCCGGAGCTAAAACAAAGAGCGATTGAGGAATATAAAGAGTGGGAACCGGACTCAGTGATTATTGAGAAGAAAGCTTCCGGCTCACCGCTAATATACGAGATGCGGGCGATGGGCATACCGGTGCAAGAGTTCACGCCAAGCCGTGGGAACGATAAGATTTCCAGATTAAATGCAGTTTCCGACCTTTTTGCCTCCGGTAGAGTCTGGGTTCCTAACACCCAATGGGCTGACGAGGTCGTCGATGAGGTTGCAAGTTTCCCGACTGGAGAGCATGATGACTACGTCGACTCTGTATCTCTTGCTATGATGAGGTTTCGCAAAGGCGGTTATGTGCGCACGCTTCTCGACGAGGAAGACGAACTACGGCAATTTAGGCGCAAGCAGCCTGCGTATTATTAAGGATAGAAAATGGCAATTGAGAAATCACTAAATCAAGCCCCATTAGGACTAGCGGATGAGGACTTGATGGTTGCTGAGCCAGACATTGAGATTGAGATTGAAGATCCAGAAGAGGTCAAGATCCGCATGGGTGGCTTAGAGATTGAGATTGACCCAGATAAAGAAACAGACGACTTTAATGCCAACCTCGCCGAAAGCATGGAAGATGATGAGTTGGTTGGACTAGTGACCGACTTACTTGGTGATTTTGAAGAAGACATCTCATCCCGTAAAGACTGGATGCAGACTTATGTAGATGGGCTGGATCTGTTGGGTTTGAGGTTAGAAGACAGAACAGAACCTTGGCCCGGGGCTTGTGGTGTCTACCACCCTCTCTTGGCTGAAGCGGTTGTGAAGTTCCAAGCCGAAACAATAATGGAGACCTTCCCTGCGCAAGGTCCAGTCAAGACACAGATCATCGGTAAGGAGACTCCAGAAAAAACGGAGGCTGCGCAACGTGTCAAAGATGACATGAACTACCAACTCACCGAGGTTATGGTTGAGTACAGGCCCGAGCACGAAAGAATGTTGTGGGGCCTAGCCTTAGCGGGTAATGCGTTTAAGAAGGTCTACTACGATCCTAGCCTTGAGAGGCAGGTGTCTATTTATGTCCCAGCCGAAGATGTCGTTGTCCCGTATGGGGCGAGTAATCTAGAGACCGCTGATCGTGTAACCCACGTGATGCGCAAGACCCCCAACGACTTGAGAAAGTTGCAGGTTGCTGGCTTTTACTGTGATGTTGATTTAGGCGACCCGCAGGATACCTTTGATGAGGTTGAGAAGAAGATTGCAGAGAAGATGGGGTTCAGAGCCGTCACAGATGACCGGTTCAAGATCCTTGAAATGCAGGTCAACCTAGACCTTGAAGGGCATGAAGACAAAGATAAAGATGGAAAAACAACAGGGATCGCCCTTCCATACATTGTAACTATTGAAAAACAGTCACAAACGATCCTAGCGATCAGAAGAAATTGGCACCCAGATGATCCAACCAAGCAAAAACGTTCCCATTTCGTGCATTACCCCTATGTCCCCGGATTTGGTTTTTACGCTCTGGGCCTCATCCATCTCATTGGGGCTTTCGCTAAGTCTGGCACATCTCTCATTCGTCAATTGGTGGATGCGGGAACTCTCTCCAATCTACCGGGAGGCTTCAAAACCAAAGGTCTAAGGGTTAAAGGAGACGACACACCAATCGCCCCAGCCGAGTTTCGAGACGTGGATGTAGCCTCCGGCACTATTAAAGACAACATAATGACTCTGCCCTATAAGGAGCCGAGTCAAGTTTTGATGTCGCTTTTGAACCAGATCGTAGATGAAGGACGCCGCTTTGCTAGCGCGGCTGATCTTAAGGTCAGTGACATGTCAGCCCAATCCCCCGTTGGGACCACGCTAGCAATCTTAGAGAGAACCCTAAAAGTTATGAGTGCCGTTCAGGCACGGGTTCACTATGCAATGAAGCAGGAGTTCAAGCTCCTGAAAAACATCATCCGGGACTACACCGATGACGAGTACACATACGAGCCTGACACTTCTCATCCAAGAGCTAAGCAATCCGACTACGACATGGTCGAGGTCATCCCGGTATCCGACCCTAACGCGGCTACTATGTCGCAGAAGGTGGTCCAGTATCAAGCAGTACTACAGCTAGCCTCCGGTGCTCCGCAGATTTATGACCTGCCGATGCTACACCGCCAGATGTTAGAAGTGCTTGGTATCAAAAATGCATCCAAACTTGTACCCCTCCCGGACGACGAGAAGCCTAAAGATCCGCTGTCTGAAAACATGAATGTAATTAAGGGTAAACCCCTAAAAGCGTTTATTTATCAGGATCACGATGCCCATATAACGGCTCATATGACGTTCTTACAAGACCCAATGACAGCCCAAATGATCGGGCAAAACCCGATGGCAAATCAAATAGGGGCTGCGTTACAGGCCCACGTTGCTGAACACTATGGATTTAAGTATCGCCAGATGATTGAACAAAAACTCGGCGCTCCTCTGCCAGATCCAGACGAAGAAATGCCAGAGGATTACGAGGTGGCTATTTCTCGGCTTGTTGCTAGGGCCGCACAGCAGCTTACGACTCAAAACCAAGCCCAAGCCGCGCAACAAGAGGCGCAGCAACAGGCACAAGATCCCATCATTCAGATGCAAATGCAGGAACTTCAGATCAAAGCGCAGGATCAACAACGGAAAGTCCAGAAAGATCAGACCGACGCCCAACTCAAACAGGCCCAGTTACTAATTGAAGCCGAGAGAATCGCCGCCCAAGAACGGCAAGCCCAAGCTTCTTTAATGACAAAAGCTGTCGCTGACGATGAAAAGTTAAAAATAGATCAAGTTAAAACAATTATCGACGCAGCATCTAAAAATCGGACAGGGCAATGAGAGACGTACTGGAGCATTTGGCTAAAAAACTTCAAGAAGATCGTCTTCGAATGATTGAAGATCTTGGGGAGGGCAAAGCCAAAGATCACGCGGAATACAAGTTTTCGTGTGGTGTAGTAAGGGGGTTGTTGATGGCTAACAACCATATTCTTGAGTTAATTGACAGGATAGAAAAAGACGATGAGTGAACTCCTTATTGGGTCTACAGACGATCCAAACGAAGCAACGGTATTGCCTCAAACCGCAAAAGAAAAGGCTAGACAAGTACCAGACCCGTCGGGATACAGAATCCTGTGCGGTATTCCTCAAATAGATGACATGTACGAAAGCGGTATTGTTAAATCTGACACCACTATGCATTACGAAGAACTCCTTACAACGGTTCTTTTTGTGATGAAAATGGGGCCAGACTGCTACAGGGACGAAAAGCGGTTCCCAAGCGGGCCGTGGTGTAAAAATGGTGATTTTATACTGGTTCGCCCACACGCCGGAACTCGTTTAAAGATTCACGGAGTAGAGTTTCGCATCATCAACGATGACTCTGTCGAGGGGGTGGTCCAAGATCCCCGTGGCATTAGTCGCGCATAGGAGGGTTAGAAATGGCAGAAATAGCTGAAAAGAAAATTCCTGAGCAAGATGACATTGAGGATATTGAATTTGAAGTCCTAGATGACACCCCTGAAGAGGACAAAGACCCCGTAACAGGTAAAGAACGGGAGCCAATGCCCGAAGAGTTGGTTCAAGAGCTAGAGCAGGATGAGCTTGAGGATTACTCTGAAAAGGTAAAAAGCCGCTTAAAACAGATGAAAAAGGTCTGGCACGACGAGCGCCGAGCCAAAGAGTCTGCTTTTAGGGAGCGTCAGGCTGCTGAGGAATTCGCTAAGAAAATCCTTGAGGAGAACAAAAAGCTCAAAGAAAATCTATCTTTGGGCCAGCAAACCTTCATAGATACGGCTAAAAACGCCGCTGGCCTTGAGTTGGAAATGG